TCATCGAAGGTGTGAGCTTCTTCACCGCATTTTGTACATTTTATTTCTTCCATTGTTATTAGGGGTTAATTAGTTTAAAGGCGTATAGTCAAAAGTATTAGTAGCAAATTGCTTCCATTGTTTAACGGTTATAAAACCTTCTGACCCTTCTATTTCAAACATTCCGAAATAAGCATCTAGCCATTTACATTTTACTTTTTCTCCTTTCAGGTTGATGAACTCAAATTCTAAAGAATCAAATCCGTTATCTTTTGCATATTCACATATCTCGTCTATTGTCATAATTATTCAGTTTTAAAGGTGTATTATTAGGGGGTTAAACCTGTTCTTTGTAATAAATACAGGCCGGTGTTTTACACTTAATTTTTAACTTTCCGTTATATGTACGGTTGGATTTAACCACTCCGCAATATTGGATAACAATTGAACCGCATTGATGCCTTTCTCTGTGTTCACAAGTCCTGCAAAATTTAGTTGGTGGCGTTGGCGTTATTTCGAATAGTGTATCCATTCTCTATTTAATTAAAGGTTTATCGTATCGTGTTACCGGGGGAGATTATATAGAGGGGGGGTTAAACCTTATTTCTTTTTCTATTCTGCCTGGCTTTAGCTGATTTTTGATCTGCTTTCATTTTCAAATCATGAGTAACTTTCTTTTCAGCTTGTTCTTTATTTCTACCTTCCATCATAGCCAGAATTGAAAGTCTTTGAAATAAATAAGCAAATGGATTTACCCCGGCTGAATTTGAATATTTGGTACATGGAGTTAAAGCTTCTACCCTGTAACGGTTCCTGCTTATGTTTCTTGATTCGTGTCTTTTCATTTTTTCTATTTTTTAGTGGTTTATATTAAGAGGCTAGTGATTGTTTTCTTATTTATACGTGGTTAATTTCATAAAGGTTGCATTTCAAATTTGTAAGGAAATAATAAATATTAAAACTATTACAAATATGAGACAATTATTTATACGACTGAAATTATTTTAGGTTGCGGATTGCTTTAGTGTTTTGTATTCTTCGATTAATTCAGCCTCCAATGCAAAAAGTTTATCAAACCTCGGGTCTTTTTTAAGCTCCGACCGCGGCACCTTATCCCATTTAAAATGGGTTTCATCTGAGCCTAATACGATATTTTTTTTATACAGTTTGAATAATGGGTATTTATTCAGTGCTTTTGGCAGAACGTGTAAAAATTGAGTGGGAGTTAATCTCCATAGCCTCTCTTCTGTTACATAATCTACCCATTCTCTTTCAGAAGCAATCTCTTCAAAAAGCTCTTTCTCACCAGTGGCCTCTCTAATGTATTTATAGCCGCCAGTTTTCTTTCCAGTAGCTTTCTTTTTAGCTTCTTTGTTCTTATGATTGCACATCTGACAAATACCCTTAGCTATTACGATAAGTTGTTCGTCTTTATTGCACTGAGAACAGCGCCCGTAGTGAATTTTAAATGCCATGTTGCCAGATTTTACTTTTAGCTCTACAAATATTTGATATTGTTTCTCTTGAAATATTAAATTTGTTAGCTAAATCAACTTGTTTGTAATTGCCTGTTTTATACATTTCTCTTATTTCTTTTGCTATTTCAGGCGTTAATTTATGAGCTTTATTGTTTTGAACTTTTCCTATATTAGATATTCTTAACTTTTCTCTAGTTTCTAATGATACTTTTTTTCCTTTTTGAACCAACTCATCTTTAATAAAGTTTCTGCGGAATGTTTTTTACCTAAATTAAAATTTCTTAATTTTTCTCTAGTTTTAATAGAAACTGGCTTGCCCTTGTTTGATATTGATATTTTAATCTTTTGCTCTTCTGACATAGGTATTCCTTTATTTGGAGACACCCTATTTTTATTACTTAAACTAATTTTTAATCTAGTCTCTGGTGATATCTGTCTGTTTCGCCTGCCTCCGCTTTCCAAATTTAAGCCATATTTATTATTAAATGTTTGATACAATTCAATGTAATATGATTCTAAAGCGTCTAATTCAGACTCAGAACACTCTGCTAATATTTCAAACTTATGCTTATCAACTCCGTGTTTTTTTAAAGAAGCGTAAATCTTAGGCTGTCTATCACAATTTATTCTTTTATAACTTCTAAGTCTAGAATAAACATTGACTGATTGACCTATGTAAATTTTACCTTTAGGACTTGTTATTTTATAAATTCCCGCAATTCTAATTTTTGCCATAGTGTGCTTTAAACATTGTGATGCGCTTTTAAAAAAACATCTGTTCTTGAATTTCCCAATTCCTTTCAATTATCTGTTTTTGTTCGTCTTCATCAAATTCTAAGAGAAGTTTAGCAATATGCTCTCCCCAATAATCATTTTGTTCTATTGCGTAATCTAAACACCTTTGAGCATAGCCTTTTCCGTAATTGCCATCATCGGTAATAATATGAACACACCCTCCTGCTGCATCTGTTTCATAATATTTTTCTATCAAACATACAAGCATCCATGCTTTTTGAAGTTTAATCGGTTTTTCTGACATCATAATAATATTATTTATTTGTTAAAAGTTTTATTTTCACTCCGGGATTTTGTTTGTCGTATTCATAGATTCCGAATACTGGAATTATATAGTCCGCCGAATCATCCTCAATCCATTTATTGCTCACCATTAAGTCTTCTATTGTTTGACAGGCGTTGCAGTAGTCGAACCGTCTTTGAGAGTCTCTTACAAATGTAAATTCAATATATATCGGATAGACCATTTTATAGTGAGCCATGGCTTTTCTAAACTCCCTTCCAAACACATCAAATTGCATAGCTGTATTCTTTACAAATATCGCATGGTTTTTGCTTGGAATGCTTATTTGCTTACTGTTCCTTACAAAGTTTTGGCGGCTATTCTTTTTACTTGGCACGTTATACCCGCGAATGAACCAACTCGTTGGGGGGATAGCCTGAAAATCAATAGTAGGAGCTACGTATTCTTTTGGAATTATAAACTCCTTGTTAGTCCCTTCTCCATCAATGTCTTTTACCAAAACGTTTCCGTTGGCTAAGTTAACGGATTGTAATGGCTTAGGTGCCATAAAGCTGCCGTCGGGCTGCTCTATATAACCTTTTTCTAGGAAGTATTCTTTGGTGAATGGTTTACTTTTAGCCATTATTAATCTTTATCTGTAAAGTAAATTACCGTTACTATTGCCCACATTATTATATAACACGATATACATATTAATAATGTCCCTAGAAATGAATTTATATGCTTTATGTAATAATCAAATGCAGCAAAAGAAAAAAATAATGCAGACAGAAACAAAAATAGTATATGTGATTTTAATATAATTTTAGCCATTATTTCTTTTTAAATAAGATATTAACCCTTTTTATCGCCTCCAGCTCATCAAATTTTCCGATCTCATAAACTATCTTACCGCCGCGCATTATAGGGTTTCCAAACTTCGGTGGGTGATGTTTAATGCCTAATCTCTCTGCTATCCAAATAAGATTACCATCACTAAGAGCTGGTTTTTTACCATTCTTCCATTTGCTAAACAGTGATCTGTTAATAGGATAACCTCTTTCTTCAGCGTCTCTTAGAAGATCAGCCGCCCGCCAATCAAGCTCTTCTAGCCTCTGCATGATTAGCTTTTTTAACTCAGGATTTTCAGATAGATTCATTAGTTTTTGTATTTATGTAGTTCTTTACAGACGGCATCGAGTGTTGATTCCACTTTTTCTTCAGGTACAGGGTTTGGAAACAGTCCATGTCCCCATTCAAAAATACCATCCATTATCACGAATTTAGTGAATAGCTGTACTGATTGGGTTTTTACAATAGGCTCGTCATATACGCTTAAAATCACTTCTAAGTCCTTATCCTGACCGTCTATCATTCCACTAACTGTTCGTTTGTATTCTCTCACTGGTTGCTTTGATGTTTGTTTGTTCATAAATTATAATGTTTAGTCAAAATACTTGTTGTAATACTCATTCGGGTCTGGGACCATTATGCCTAACTCAGAACATTTTGCTATTACGCGCTCAATAAACTCAGACATTTCTTTTTGATTTAAAGAAGATGTGCTAATTTTTTTAGTGATTAGATACCTTTCGTTGTCAATTTGAACTTCTTTTTTGTATGTTAAGAACTTTTCCGAGAAATAATCTTCGTGGATGTCTTCTGTTTTATCGAAGTAACTAAAATGTTCTGACTTGTGGCAAGCTGGCAAAATCCCGCCACGATAATAGCTATGTTGTGATCGTGACGGGCTTTGATGTTTCTCTTTGATTATCTCGACAAAACGTTTCCCTTCAAGTTCTTGAAGTTGTTGGCGGTAAAGATCAGGGTTGTCGTAGTATTTAACTCCGTTCTTTACATGGCCTGAATGTTTTATCTCAATTCTCATGGCTTAGAATGGAGGAGCTTCGTTTTCAAATGGATTGCCTACGATTGGTTGACCGCCAAAAGTTGGGGCGGCTCCTTGTGCAGGAATAGTCACATTTGTTGGAAACGATTGTTGTTGTGCCGGTGGAACTGGATTCGCTGTCCCATTTTGGTTATAATGCTGAAACGCGGGCGCTTGTTGTTGAAAACCAGTATTATTCTGAACTCCCTGAGCCTGTCCTTCAACTACCGGAACTGGACCATACTTAGCTACAATACCTGACCATTCAAGACTGCTCATAATTTTCTTCTGAATCCATTTTGGAAGCAATAAGAATTGAGCGTGTGAATACTGGTCCAAATTAAAGAACATCTTTGGATTACTTAATGGTCCAACTGGTGTTCCTGCTGGCAGCCTCATAACGCCTAATCCATTCATTGCAATGTTGGCATAGGTAATATCAGGGCGCTGTTTATCCTGCGCGTAAACCACGTTAATAAGGCATGGTTGCCCTAAAAATACAGGCAGTTCTGTGGCTAGGTCTTTACACGGAACCCCGCGCCACGCCTGAAGTAATTTGGGCAATTTTGCTTTATCGCCCATGGAGGTTGAATACTCCTGAAAGATAGCCAATGGTTTTGGTTGCTCTCCTTCATTAAATATTACTTTAGGTAGGTTTGGAAACTCCCAACTAATGTGTAATAGAGGCGTTGGCTTTGCCTCTTGTTGTTGAAATTGCTTCATGTGAGTTCCAAGGTCGATTATGGAATAACACACTGCAACTTGTGGTCCCTGTGGTGGGATTGGTCTTTGCTTCTTTTCGAAGGCTTGTCCTGATAGGCTCATTTGTTTGACGGTTTTTGACGGTTTATATATTTATTTGATTATTTGTACAATGTTACACATTTTATTGCTTACTGTGTGTTAAAAAAGTAAACTTTCTTGTGTTAATTCTTTTTTTAATGCTTGTTCTCGTTTTCTCTTTTTGTCTCGTTTTCTTATTTTCTTTAATCCTTTTGGCTTTTTATTGGCATGGCTTCGTAGCGTGCCAATGTGAGGGAGCTTAATCTTAAAGGTGTGGCTTTGCCTTAACTTGTTGTTTTTAGTCTTCCAAAAGGTCATTACAACCGCCCTAAGCTCATCTCTTGTAAGGTGAGGGTATAACTGTATAAGCTCTATTGGAATCTTTAATCTAGGCACTAACTGATATTTCCTGATAAAATTTTACCCCATTGATAATATCGCCATCTTTGATGCTACCTTCGTTAGTTTTGCGATATTCTTTAGCCGCCGATTCATCCAGTAGAATCCAGTCAGGGAGTAACTTCGATTTGTCTACAAGTTCTACTTTCCATGTTTTTCTAACACCCCTTGTGCTGTTAATCTCCGCTTCAGCTTCCATTTTAAGCTTCTCCGCGGCCAGTCTTTCAGCTTCTTCTTTCTCTCTTTTAGCTCTTTCAATCCCTTCTTCAATCGCCCTGATATTGGCTGTTCTTGCTTCCATATCGAGTTTTTGCTGGGCTAGCTCTTCTTTTTGTTTGGCAAGAGCTTTCTCTTCTTCCGACATAGTATCGGCAGATTCAAGCTGAGATTTCTTCACCTTAATAAGTTCAAGGTAGTTGTCACGAAGGGAATAGGCTTCATCGGCAAATTCTTGAAAGAACTCCCGTGGTTTGTATGCAGTGTTGATGTCGCTTATGGCTTTATTGCAAAATTCAATGGTTTTACATCCATCGTAATATTGTTGCAATACTGTTTTGGCTTTGGTAATTGCCTCGCGGATAGTTTTGATGCGTAGCTCTTCATCGGCGGCTTTCTTGGCGGCTTCTTCTGCTTTTCTGTCCAATTCAGCCTGAGCTTCGGCAGCTTCTTTTTTCTTCTTTAATTCCCATTCCTTCACCTCGTTTTTAAGGTAGGCAACGGCAGCCTCAGCTTCTTCGATTAATTTGTTGGCTGTGGAATCAATTAATTTACCCGCTTGGAAGTAAGGTTCTTTAAGCTTCTTTCTTTTTTCGTCCACTGCTTTTACAAGCTGGTTGATCTTGGATAGATTTTGTTGACACACTGCCAAGGTAGATTCGTCCACTACTTTAATTTGTAGACAGTTTTGAGCTTGTGAGTCGATGTCAGCTTTAAGTGATTCAAGGAGCTGTAAGCTCTTAGCCACTTCGGGGTTAACCAATGATGTTTCGGTTGTTTCTATTTTTTCTTTCTTTGCCATTTCTACTTACTAATTAGTTTATATTCGTGAGGTTTGATGTGTGCAGAGCAGAATTTTCCAACACTCTCTGCTGTTTGAGCTTTTTCCCAAAGCTCTTCTGAGACGTTGTAATAATGGTATTTAGCTCCATTCTTGTATACAACTTCAAATGTTTGTCTCTCTTTGTCATATCCTATGGAATGAATTTGAGAAGATTCAGGGGTTAATTTAATGGTCATTGGCTATATGTTTTTTCTTAGTTAAACGTAATGATTAAATAAAAGGTTGCAATATTGTGTACATTTTTAGAAAGCCGGTGGTTCATTATCTGTTTTGATCGCATCTTCCGGCGGAATGTAGTCAGAGAATCTTGAATATTTACCCTCAAATCTTGCGTATACAGGCTCAGGTTTTATGTATCTACCCTTCACTGGGTTTATTTCACAAAGCCCTCTTAAATCCCTTCCTTTCTCATCTGTGAGTATATCGTGGTAATCGGGCCTGAATAGCAGTAAAATTAAAATAGCGCAGGCTTCAATAGCTCCTGAACCTTTTAAATCACTCATCTTTGGCCGCGGAACTTTCCTGTCTTTTTCCATTCTGCTAAACTGAGAAAGCAACACGGTGGACATATTTAAATTCTTGCTCATCCGCGCAATCTCATTACATCTCACTTCTATTCGCTCTTCTGTGGTAAGTCTTTTCTCGTCAAGTGAATTATTCATTAATTGCAAATAGTCTATAAGCACTAATACAGACTGATTTAATGGTATTTTGTTTTGCTTTCTAAACGCTCTCACCTTAGCCTCGATATATTGCCATGTCACCCCTCCGGTATCATCAATAACAAAGTTGTCTTTCAGTCTTTGGCGCATAGTCTCGATTTTACCAATATCCATTTCATCCACTGAACCTTGTCTGAGCGCCCGCGAATTAATCTCTGCGTAGTTAGCTATGATATTTGTCATAACTTCTATTCCGGGCATTTCTAAGCTGAAAAACAACACTGGAACATTGTTATCAATAGCGTTATGAAGTATGATGTTTACAAGCAAACTCGATTTACCGCCTCCGGGTGTGGCTGCTACAACGTTCACTCCCTGATTTATTCCACCGGTTCTTGCGTCAAGTTCTTTAAGTCCGAATGTAAATCCATTTTGCTCAATAACATTATTCTTTAAATCTAAGATGCGCTGCAAGGTAGCATCAAAAATATCTGTCACTTTCTTTTCGTGTGACACGTCATTCAGAACAAGCTCCACTTGTGTAATGGCGTGTTTTATCTCTTCCATTACATCAATAGCATCCAAAGAATTAGATGTTAATTTGGAGTAGGCGTTTTGAAGTTTGGGGGCTAAGTGCTTGGCCACGCTGTCACTAAAAAGAGTGGTGACATAATAAAGAACATCTTTTTGAGAAGGGTAATTACTTACCCACTTAACGCAGGATGCAGCCTCAGATTGAGGGAGTCCGGCTTTAATTAATTCGTTGTAAATGGTTTTTGGCTCTGCGGTTATTCCCTGATCGTGAAGATTCTTAATTATAGAGTAGCCGTATTTGGTAACATTAGTTGAAAATATGTTGGTGGAAACAAGGTGTCTGCACCCCTCGAACAAATCTTGGTTATTGGCGTAGGCTCCTAGTATTTGGTATTCGTAATCAGTAAGGGATTTATCCATAGTTATTGAAAGAATTTTATTCCTTCTGTTGGTTGATTTAGAACGGGTTTTACTATTTTATTCTCTTCCTTAAACCACACGCCGCGGGCTTTCTGAGACCAGTTTATCACCGGCTTGTTGTTTGAATCTTTCCATTCAGGGTTGTAGTAATTGTAGAATTTTCGGGCTGAATCTTCGCTATAACCATGTGTAGTAAAGTAATTAATTACCTCTTGTTCTGTTGGTGGGGTAAATTCTTTCTTTGGCTTTAGTACTTTCTTTGTAGGGACTAATTTATGCTTGCCATCTACAATGAGATATTGAAATACACTCCCTCCAATCTCAATGTATTCATTCTCTTTAATTCTCTTTACTTTCATGTTACCTTCCTGTAAAAGTTAATAGCGATAATTTGTTTCCTTGTTCATCTTTAATGTCAAGCATCATTTTAGTTTCTTTGTATATATTTAGTAAATACTCAGCCGCCAAAGATGATTTGTAATAGCCGTGGAGTTCTTTTCTTTTCTCCTCCTCACTTATACTTGCATCATTAAACAATCTGCTTTTCTCTGACATAAATCGTTTCTGTGCTGCTTTCCATAATTCACCCTTCCTTTCTGCCGGGATATTAAAATCATGTCCCTCACTCTCTAAAAAGTCATATAGCGTTCTATATTGCCCGAATCTGCCGCCTGATAAATACAGATTTTCAAGCTCAGAGAGAATCATTTGTAGGGTCAAGTTAAACTCCATCTTTTTTAGGTTCAAACTGCTTCATCATTTCAAGTAATTCTTTTTGTTGTTCGGGGGTGAGTGGTTCTACTTGTTGTGTAGAAGATTCTTTCATCTTGGCTACATGAGCGCGGTATTCATCAATAATGCTGAGTACCGTTTCACACATTAAAGAAAGCCCAAACTTAGCCGCCCGTACTTTTTTGAGTCGTTCTTGGTAGAATTTCTTTGTTTTAGTATCGAGGGACTTATCTTTAAGCGCTGATTCAAATTCTTCTTCTGAGAACTCCATTAATTGCTGGCCAATGAGCATCACAGCTAAATCGTTGTCGCTGCTTTGTGAATAAACTAGCTTCCAAGTGTTGTTCTCTTCGTTGATCTCGTAGTGTATTGTCCCTTTAATTACTTTCATATATGGTTGATTTAGTTGTTTAAACGTAGTGTGGGGGATAAAGGTTGCAAAATTAATTGTTAAATACAAAAGCTCCGAGATTCACCCGAAGCCTTTGTGCCATTAAACCAATAGATGAAAGAAAAACAACCCTAATTCAGCCAATAGAATTTTAGGTTATACAAATGTAAGATTTAAATGTTTATCCGCCAAATCTTAAATGAGAATAATACATTTGGGGGTGATTTCAAATGATTTGTGTTCAAAATAGCCCCAACAATAATGAACGATAATTTATTTTTATCTGAGAAAATCTATAATTTTTTATTATAAGACTTTTAAATGATTTTTTAGGTAGAAAATTGTATATTTATAAAACATTTAACAGTAATGGCGCAACCTTTAATGGATTGCGGGGGTATAAAATACACATATTAACCTTAAAACTATACAAGTGTTTGTAAATCACATCGAATTAGTAACCAGCTTGTCCGCGGCTGATCGTAATAAATATTACAAATCGGCTTATCAATTCTTTAAAAAAGAAAGGTCTAGGTTCCTTTGCTCCTGCATTTATAAGGCTTTTAGTGAGGACTTTTATCACATGGAAGAGTCAGAGGTTTTGATTTTATTCCCTGAGTTTTTAAGTTTTAAGCCGGCAGATAAATTAAACGGCGAGCCGTGGTTTGATGTAAATGATAAAACTTCGAGGGAATTATTGCTTTCCAAGTGCATTGAAATGACTTCTAAATGTTAAATTTTCATTCAGCTATTGACAAATGATATTTTATGTGTATATTTGTCTCAGAAACACTCTGACAAGCGTTTTTATAATAAAATTAGTATATTTGTAGAATATTTCGGTTCGCCGAGCAAAATCTCATCTTCTTAAAAAATCCTGTCAGAGTAGTTTTTGATGGGATTTTGTGTTTTTAGTGGTTTCCTTACAAATTTGTAATAGAATCTTAAATCACAAAACCCTTACAAAATTGAGACAAAACCTAATCGCTATGAAAAGAGGCTTCGCCAATACATATTAAACATCTGCTTTCTGGAGCTAGGTGTTTTGAAGCTCTTTAAATAATCCGGCACATAAGGTATAAAAGCCGATTGTGAGTTCTGAACGGCATACGGTTAAAAATGGGTGCGTAGCTGTTATCTCTCACTGTAAAAGATATTGTTTAAATGACAGAGTGGATGATTACATTTTCCACTGTCAGCTAATGTGAAGTTGAAAACTTACGGCATGTCTCAGTGGCTCCGAATTGAAGTGAATTAGTGCAGTAAATGTGATTCTCCAAGCTGGCTGATAATAAGGGGGTTTGGGGGTTACATTTACGGTACTATTTACAGCCTTAAACCCAGCGAACTCGTTTCCAAATTGAAGCACAAGTTTATTAACAAATTAGTTAAAAAATATCTTAAAATTTTGTAACCTGACATTAAAAATATCGTATAAATAGCATGGAAAAAATATTAACATACCTGTTTGGAAATAAAATAAAGATTGTTACTGCTACTAATTTACGATCTTATATGGAATTTGAACAAAAATTTTTGTTTAACGGCTCGCAAGACGAAGGTGTTATAAAAGATTTTTTATGGAATCAGAAAAGATATTCTATTGAAAAAATAAAAACGTTTAGGAGTAAAAAAATAGACGCTCCCAAGAAAGAATGTTGGTTAGAATACTCTAAAGAAAAAGTTATTAGGTGGTATGATTAATAATTTTTGCAACCTTTTAATATTTACCACGTAAAAGAGATATAATTTAAGAATAGAGATACTACCTTTTCACTACTAGACATGAGTTATAAGTAATACAAGGGGGTGGTTTGGCTTAAAGGCTGTTCAATTCAGTGAAGTTCTTAGATTTATGCGCCGGCGGACGGGTCAGCAATCAGAAATGATTGGGGCTGCCAAAGAACCCTGTAAAAATGCAACCGCCGGTGTTTTTTAACTTGCACCATCTGACCTAGAGAGAGGAAAACCTTAGGCTTAGAAATAAGGTCGATGTAAGTGGGTTCGAATCCCACCGATACAGATGGTGTTTTTTTTGGAAATGTAGCAAAGATGGTCTATGCGGAGGACTGAAAATCCTTAGATGTTGGTTCGATACCAACCATTTCCACGAATCTGTTAGAGTCAGATCGCTGGTCGAGCGCCATGATGGCGGCAGTGGTATAAAATACCATTCAGGGCAGACTAAAACACCTGTTTCAAGAGCGGGCAAGACCTTGTGATCGGACTCAGGTGTTTTTTTTAATTAAGTAAAATGAAAATAAGACCATGCCCTTTTTGTTGTAATCCAAACGCTCCTGAAAACGATACGGGAGGAGCGTGTTGCTTTTGTGATTACGAAGGCAGTGTAACGATAGGTGTTAATGGTATGTTTAGTAATTTAGATCAGTATAATGAAATTTTTTTTGCATCAAATCATAAAGACAGAATGGATAAACTGCATGGAAGAATTTAATAAATTTGAAATATTGTTGGAGTGGTGGAATGGTAGACATAGCAGATACTGTCGTTTGGGATGAGCAGCACTCATTTAAAACTATACGAAGTAGTCCAAACATTTGCAGGTTCGATTCCTGCCTCCAACACAATTAACACTTAAAAACCAAATAAATATGTTTAAACTATTCACAAAATCAAAAAAACAGTATGAAACATTAAAAAGAGATGTTTCGTTAATGTCAAAATCAAACAATCAGATTATTGAGGAGATTCACGCATCTTTTTATTCAGAAGTGGATTTATTACTAGCTGAAGCTAAAGTCTCAAAATCTACTGATACTACAAAACAAAACTTAATCGAAAAAGCAGAAAGGCTTACAAAACTTGGATTCAGTCAAACGAAAGAGTGTATAGAGGCTAAAAATGAGATCGCTAGAATAAACAGTCTTCAAGCTGAAAACAATGCAAAGTCTTATCTTATTGCGGCTATAAATCATTTTAGTTTTAAATATCCGAACTACAAGTTTATTACTGAAGATTCAGTTAAAAAGATTTGTGCTAAATACAATTTGATTTACTCTGAAATATCCAGATATACAGGAACCGTACCTGATAAAAACTTAAAACATATTGAAGACTTTAAGATTAACGAAAGAGATGAGTGCTGGCAAAGACTAAGAGAAGGAACATGGGTGCGTGAAATTTCTTATTTTTCAGGTGGCGTTATTGTTGATAAAAGGGAGAGGGAAGAGAGGGATAGATTAAAGCGTAAAGAATATTTAAAATCTTTGTCTGAGAATGATAGACACGATTTCTTGTTTAGAGAAATGCAATTAGAAATGCCTTCTTTTAATTTGAATGACATCTATTCTTATAGAATTAATGAAGGCTTGGCTCCTTTAGAAATAGTGGCTCCGTTATCTGATTTTAACACCGAAGGCATGGAGCTTAAAGATTTCACGCTATCTAAAATTGAAATTCCTGACCCTATTGTTTTAAAACCAGTATTTCATGGTGGAAAAAAACACTATCTTATTGTTACTGCTTGGGGATTAGAAGCAGGAGATGAGTTAGTTGTTAATCACAATCACAATTAATACTTAAAGATAATGACAAAAGAAGATATAGAAAATTTAATATTCGAAACCTGTTCGGAAGGCCCTGAAATTTCAACTGGATGGGAGTCTGGATATGATTGGTCTCAGACTATAAAACTTATGACAGCGGCATATAATTTAGCCCTTGACCACGCGGCTGAAAAGGTAAAAATACAAGAAGATTATTTACACCCAAAAATTAATGGACAGACTCGAGTTATATGTAAATCTTCTGCCTATAATTTAAGATTTACACAAGATAACACGGTGAGTATAACCGTTAATAAAGAATCAATACTTAACCTTAAAATAACTGAATAATGAATCCTATTGAATTAAATAATAACGAAGCTGTTTCGGCGGCTAATTATTGGAGAGGAGAGCTTCAGAAATGTATGGAAGATCAGTATTATTTTTATGCGAATTATTGCCTTATTGATGGAGAAAAGCCAAAAATTAGTAGAGAAGAGTATTATGAACGTTTAAATTTTTATAAAAACAAAACAAACCCATGGAAAAAACACTAAAAATGAGCGTGGAAACCGCGCGACAAATTTATAAAGACTATAATTTCTGTATGGAAATTAAAGCAGAAATAACTTTAGCGCTGTCGTCTATGTATAAAATGGTGATGGAAAACTTCACTAAAGAAGAATTAGAACCTAAGAAAGGATTTACTTGGGAGGAGAGCGTTAACAACAACGATGGCTTTTATATTGAATGGGATAAAATAAGTAATGGAAAGGCTAGTCCTTTAAGGCCACTTAGCAAGTGTTTATTCAAAACAGAGAAACAAGCCTTATCAGCCTTAGCTTTTGCACAGCTTACGCACATTTGCGCAAAATATAACGAAAACACTATTCAGGACAAAAAATATACTTATTACACGATAATTAAATTATCTCCGGGATTTGTTGGCTTACAGGTTTCTGAGGTTAATTATATGTCAGGAACGCATCTCTACTTTAACAGAATAGAAGATGCCCGTACTTCTTTAAATGTAAATTACGGTCTTTGGCATCAATATTGGGGCGTTGATTAATATGCCAAAGAAAGTAGTGGAGAATACAATGGCAGGGATTCGTCCGCCATTCCCTGAATTAAAATCATCCAATAGAAACAGGGTAATAACAAAGCACATGGTCAACACCGCTCTTTACTTACACAGTGAAGAGCTTTCTTTATTAACATGGCTTATCTATCAATGTGGGGCAGATAATAGTTTTAAATACGAAGAAAAGATTGTAGTGAGGTATTCAGCCGCGATTAAGGCGGCCAATTCCCTGTACAATCCAAATAATCCTATAAAACTCCGGGTAGATTTAAAAGCCATCCGCGCGGTATTTGTCCGATTAATAGAGCGGTCCTTAATTTTAAAAACAAAAGAATCCGCGGTATTTATTATAAATCCTATGCTTTCTTATCATCCTAAATATGTAAGTAAAGCATTTTACATTAAATTTGCGGGGATGTATAATGAGGGGAAAGACATTTGTGATATTTATCAGGACCACATAAACAAACAGATAAAAGCTAAAAGAAATGGCGGTAAAAAAGTTTAACATAAAGATAAAAGATACTAATGCCACCAAAAAAAAGGCTGAAATGATCTCAAAACTACTGTTTACAGAGTCATTATCTGAAACTGAGCTGGATGTATTAGCGGTAATTCTTGATTACTCCAGTAATAACTCTGTTACTTTATCTTTGGACGTATCAAAACAGGTGAAGCAACAGGCGGGCGTGTCTGATAGTTCTTTTAGCACATCTTTGTACCGATTAGAACAAAAAGGTATTATAATAAGGCAGGGCAAAACAATACAATTTCACCCTGCCTTTTCAAATATTCATTCACTGGATTCTTTTATAGTAAGTTTTCAGCAGGAGGGACAAGAGAGCCAGACAAGTCAAAGTATTTAGCGCGGCCATAAATCACTTCTATATCCAAGTGAAGGTTAATAAGCTCATGTAGCTTAAATTCCTGACCTTCATAACCACCCAATAAGCTCCCTAATTTACAGATTGTATCATGCGCAGCTTCATTTATTGGAATGAAGCAGTCAGCAGAACCACTACGATTTTTAAATGTAATACAGAGCGCATTTTGTCCATTATAACGCGTCTCAGCTATTGAGCTAATCCACACGCTATGGTAACCATCTTTGAGGTTGGTATTTTTGGCGGCTGGTTTGGTTCTAATCCGCGTTAACATTATGCTAATTGTTTAGCCTTGTTAAGTAGTAATAAACCCACCCTTGTTTCGTATCCTGCATTAATTACCCGGAGCTGACAATAATCCATGTCATACAATTCAAGCCACAATTCCGCTTTCTTGTCTTCATCAAGAAATTCGTCGTGTTGTTTATCACCTTGTGCCCAAAGAAGGCGTTTAACCTTCATAATATCATCAATGAGGCAAAGTTTCTCTTTTCTATTTTCGTCTACTGATTGGGCTAAAATGGCGGCTAATTTAGGATTTCTCATGGCTGTATTGGTTTAATGTTTTGAAGTTTCTAATGATAGTGATTTGTTTAATCTTAATTGTAGTTCTTGTGCTAAATACATATTTGTGTACTTTTCTGCAATTCTTTTTGTGTCTGTGGGTGTAAGGGCGCTATTATTGTACATTTGTACAAAATCTGCGTGTGCGTCCTGAATAAGTCGTTTTTTGAGTTGTTCGGCGGCCGCTTCTATTTCAGCCATAAACGTGTTTAGCATGGTTTTAAGATTTTACAGGGTTAATAGTTTCACTGAGCCAAATATCCTTTGGTTTTGGTTGTTCTGAGCAAAAAGAACATAGTTCCGTGTAGTTGTTATACTCAGTTTGCAATAGTAGCTTTATTTGCCGGGGCGTGTGTCCGTTATTGCGGTCGGTGTATTGTTTAATTATTCCTTCTCTTCGTGTCATTTTGTATAGTGTTTAGATTTCGTTAATACTGTTTATTTCTTCCTGAGTGAGGTATGTAATGCGTTTACCGTAATACAGGGCGGCTAAAATGCTGTCTTTTTGATCTGATTCGGCTGTTAATCCAAATTGATCGTAATATCTGCACGCTAGTTCGGCGGTTGTTTCTTGTTTTAATTTGTCCATGATTATATAAGGGTTAAATGGTTATTGTTCTTTTTTCCAGCTTTCAAAGTAATTTGCGTATAATTCACAAAATTCAATCATTTCAGCTTGCGTCATTTCTTTTATATGACTATTGTTATAATTTTTAAATTCAAGGTAATAGGCGCTTCTATCTTCGGCAAATAAATTGACCATTTTAGACTTTATTTGCCTTTTAACGTCCTTTGATTGGCTGCGCATGTGTTTTTTATAAATGTCATCTCTTAACTCGGCTAATTTTTTGGTGTTATCCGTGAATAAAATAAGGTCATTTACTGCATGGGTAGTTGCTCCCGTTTCAAATTTTGTTTTCATGATGCTAAATAAGTAAAGTAGTTAATAAATTCTTCATCAAAATTCCCGTTTTCGTCAAATACTAGTATATCTACAGGTCCGTTATCCTCTTGTATCTCGACAAAAAGAGGGTAATTAGATTTACTATTATAGGTTGTTTTGAATAAGTATTTTTCTCCTAATATGGTAATATCAAGGTTTGAGATAAATAAATAACCATCGTCTAATAGTTCAATTTTAAATCTTTCGCCCGTTTCAATCACTCCCATTCTTATAGGAGTTTGGCGGTCATGTATTTTTAATACTACTTGTCCGATACATTTTAATAATTTAGACTCATTGAATAAATCGCGCGGTATCACTCTTTGATATGTTAATGTTTTGGCTTTCATAATGGTTAGGTTTTTAAGGTTTATTATTATCTCAATTTTGTAAGGAATTAATGTTTATTTATTTTGTCACAAATTTGTAAGGGAATTACTTTATCTCATTACACGATAGTTGCGTAAACTGTCCGTATTCTTTAATTAGCTCGGCTTCAAACTCCTCTAAAGGTTGTGAATCTTTGTAAACCTTTAAAATAGGTCCGATTGGCGTTAATATTTTGATTATGTATGTTTTCATTGTATTTTATTAGTTAAGTGAATAATTAGGGGCTATTGGTGTAAAAATGGTATGAAGGTCGGCGGCTGAAGCTATTTTGTCTGTAATAAGCTCATTATTAAGAACTATCTTAACTAAACATTTACGTGTGAATCTTATCCGGGCTGACTCCATCACCTTATTAAGATATATTACTTTTACATGTTTGTCTTTCATGGGTTAAAGCTCATTAAGTAGATTAATAATTGCTCTTTTAGTGTCATCCAGATTGTAGGATTGAAACACAATACCACCACCATAAGATTTAGTGTGATATTTACGGCCGCCAATTTTTTTAGCTCTAAATATTGCCAGCTCGTATTCTGCTGACAATTTATCATTATACGGATGTCTTTGCGCGGCTAAATCGGTTTTATCACAATCTTTAATTAAATTAAGGAAATGACATACATAACGAGGATTACCGTTAATGTCATTGTTAATACGTGTAAAATCTATTTCAATTTTGGCGGCTGAATGTTGTTTTTTCATTGTTATTGAGTTTTAAGGGGTTAATATTAAGCTAATTGAGAGATACATATAAACAATGTATCTATACTCATTGTTACTAAAATCGCTTTAACAGCGTCTAATTTTGTGCCTCTCAGGGCTGGTATTGTCATTAGTGTTATCATGGTTTTGTATATTTATTGGTTTTGCTAAAAATCGTTTTTACCTTCGGTGGCTAAACAATAAATAATCACTGAGCGAAACTACGTATTCCTTTTTATTGATGGCATTACACTAAACTTATGTCATTAAAGACTCCATCTTAACACTCTCAGCAATTATTTTATTCCGTTAACCTCCCAAAACTCCTTCGGTATCTCTCTGCCAATAACAAGACTATTAACATCTATATCTTTAGCCTTTATTGGACCATCATTCATAATACTACCACAGAAGTAATATAAACCATCCTTTTTTACAACAATACGATATAAATAAATACCGTTCTTTTTATTGTTCTTTGAAACTAATTGTATATTTACTATTTCCATACATCAAAGATACATACACTACTACCAATACCCATTACCACTCATCACATTACACCTCACCTAATTAATATTTTTATACCTCATTTCCAGTCACTTACATTCTCAATCCCCAAACACTTACCACTCATCACACTCAACCTAAACCCTCAACATTCCACATCACCACTCCAACCCAATAACACCTCTCAACATTACATTAATTAATGATTAGGTGGATTATAACTTAACCCCACCCTAAAATTTATCTGTTTTTACCAGATGATTTATTTGATTCTTTCTGTGTTATTTTGATAGTCAATGTTGCGTTTTTGCGGTTGTTTTTGGTGGTTGGTGTCATCAAAATGCGTACATTTATGCCATTATTCACCGGCAAAACATTCCAAAATGATGACACGCTTAATTATTGAGACCAGACAAGACAGAAAATTAACCCAAAAGCAGGCGGCTAAAATGTTAAATGTATCAAGACAGAAGTATAACAAAATGGAATCAGGTAAATGTACACTGGACGAATTTGTTAAAATGTGCGTGTTGTTTGATCTGCATATCATGATCTTACCAAGCAAATATATGAATAGATAATCAACACATCGGCACGTCTCAAATTTGTGATATTTTGACACAGCACATTTCTGTCTCAAATTTGTAAGGGATTAGCCATTTCATTACATCAGCTTATGTGATCTCAGCCGCCAATTCTCAGACCCTAAATTATCATTTTTCCCTCCAATTATTTCAGAACTATCTCAGCAAAAAACATAGCCCCCTACCCCCAATCGGGAAATGAATTGGAGAAAAGCCGTACATTGGTTCCCCCGCATAAATTTAGAAAATTAAAAAATCAGGTATAGAAAAAATAAAAAATAAAAAATTTTTGTTATAATAATTTGCAATTAGTTTGAGTTGTGTTTATATTTGTATTAAGGAAGCCGTGAGCGATGTTGCCCGGTTAAAAAAAACAAGTATGAAAAGTAAAGTTCAATTCGACCTCAACGGTCAAAATCAAAGCGTTATTCGCGCTCAAATCATCTTCACTGATGATGTAAGGGATAAGGTTGCTAGACAGTTTCACGAGTATTTAGGTTACGAGAGCAATATTGCGCTGGTAAACATTCAGCCCGAAGGTGTTTGTAGACATGCTGTCTCTATTAACGGCAGTCAGGTTGAAATGGATTTGCCGGTAAAAAATCTTGAAATTAGAACTGTTGGCGGTAGCCCAACGGAGACTTTAGATTGGCTGAAGGAGTTGTCTATTTTTCAGTTAGAGATGATTCAAAAGAACATTCCAAGCGCATTAAAGTTCATTAAATCAAGACTTAATGAAGCGGAGGGATAAATCTCTTAATTTTATAGTACCCTTAGTAATTTATCCTTTCGAGGTTATGGTGTCTTTTGGACAAACCGATGAGGAGTTGTTGAGGGTACTTGATAAATATAAGATAGATCACTCTAAAAACTATCTTTTTTCGAGTCCGTCATCAGGAGGGACAGCTAAGATGTTTTCTAGTGGGCAAATGCTTTTACGTCTTAGGCATCTGCCGGGGTCTACATTTGATTATGGTATTTTACAGCATGAGATATTTCATATAGTGTGTTTTACTATGGATAGAGTTGGTATTCATTACGATATTGAGAAGTCGGATGAGGCATTTGCTTATCTTATTCAGTTTTTAACACAGCAGATTTATAATAAGCTGAAGAAGTGATTTAATAATTTCAGGTATAGCGCGGTTGGGTCTGTTAAATTCCCTCATCGAAAGATGGGGGTTTTTTTATTTCCCCGCACATAAAAAAATAAAAAAAATTTTCAGTATATGTTTAATAAACTTGCACATTAGGATTAATTTTGGGGTACAATGGAAATGTTTAGTTTTTTTTGCAACCTTTGTATATTGGTGTCGTATAAGGGATAACTATAACTACTAAATAATATGACACCAAAAATAGAAATTACAAACGAAGACAATATGTCCTTAATGGCAAGATACCCAGATAAGTACTTCGACCTTGCTATTGTTGATCCTCCTTATGGGATTGGCATTTCTTCTAATCCAGTTAGACAGCAACACGAAAAGAAGATATGGGATAACAATATACCTTCAAATGATTATTTCACTGAGTTATTTAGAGTAAGTAAAAATCAAATTATATGGGGTGGAAACTATTTCGGATTACCGGCTTCGCAAGGGTTCATTATTTGGGATAAAAAACAACCTGAAAATTTTTCTTTAGCTATGTGCGAAAATGCGTGGAGTAGCATTCAAAGCCCTGCTAAAATATTTAGATATTCAGTTTTAACAGAAAGGGATAAAATACATCCTACTCAAAAGCCAATTAAGTTGTATAAATGGCTTCTCGACAAATACGCAAAATCAGGCGATAAAATCCTAGACACTCACCTCGGTTCCGGTTCTATTGCAATAGCCTGTCACGATTACGGCTTTGATTTAACCGCCTGTGAGCTTGACGAAGAATACTTTAACGCAGCAATGAAAAGACTAAACGACCACAGAACCCAGCTTAAAATAGCTATTTAACAATCTAAAAACACACACTAACAATAGTAATATATGAGTTATTTAGGGTTTAATGTAAGGTATTTGAGGTGGCGGGCGGGTATCACACAAGAGGTGTTGGCGGCTGGGGCTGGGGTGTCGAGGGAGTTTGTGCATAGGGTGGAAACTGAAAAGGGGGGTGGTAGGTTGAGGGTGCAACATTATAGACTAGCTGATTATTTCGGTTATGGGGTGGAGGAATTGGTTGGTGGAAGTTTGGAGGCGGGGGTAGTGAGGAAGGTAAGGGAGGTGAGGTCGTGTGTGGAGATAGAGGATAAGTTGGTGGAGTTGGGGTATTGTGTAAGGAGTGATGTTAAATTTATAGGATAAGATATGATAAATAAAGAAACAAAGTTTAAGCAGGTCGACGTCCCTGAAGATTATTTAAAGTACGGTGTTTATTTTAAGTCGGATAAGGATGTTTCCACCCATTATTTAATTGAGCTTTGCGGCGGCAGATTTGAGGGCAATGTTAAGGTGGATATATATACCATAGAAATTCCATCGAATCATTTTGACACTAATGGACTGGTTAATGGAAGTGTAATTGGTCTTTACGAACCTGACTGTGTTTGGTGGTGTGAGTTAGACTTGTGTGGTAAATACTTCTTTCCAAAGTTTAAGAATGACATGCAGTTATATTATGATGACGAGAAGTATTACGGAGCAAGTTATAAGTCGGATTCTATTGGTTCGTTAATGGAGTGTATAAATTACGCTATTGAGTATGGATTAACGGCCGCCAAAATTAAACCTTATTAAATATGGAATTAAAAATAAGACCGGCGATGGAGCTGAGGGAGTACCAAAAAGAACCTGTAAGGAAGGGGATAGAGTTCTTCAAGAAAGAGAAAAGCGTTCCTAGTATTATTGTGGCGCCCACGGCAGCCGGTAAAAGTTTATACGTGGCTAAAATTGCTGAGGGGATAGAGGGAAATGTGATTGTATTAGTTCCAAGTAAGGAGTTATTACAGCAAAATTATGATAAGTTTAGGGGATTTGGGGGTAGAGGGGCGATTTATTCAGCTAGCTTTGACAGCCGCAAAATTGGCACAGTGACATTTGCCACAATAGGGAGTATAAAGAATATTGGTCATATATTTAAGCAAAAGGGGTTTAAATACATGATTATTGATGAGGTAGATAGATTTCCGAGGGAGGCTGGGAGCATGTTAGGGAAATTTTTGAAGGATTCTGAGATAAGTCATGTTTTAGGACTCACTGCCACGCCGCTCAAATTACAGACGAATCTGGATATTTACAGAAATACATATAGCAAGCTGGTGATGCTAACGAGCAGGAGTGGTAAGGGTAATTTCTTCAAGGAGATTATTCATGTAACTCAGATTCAGGAGTTGACTAAGTTGGGGTATTGGAGTAAGTTGGAATATGAATTGTATGATGTAAGCACGGCGGGGTTGGTTTATAATTCGACAAAGGCAGAGTATACGGAAGCTAGTATTCTGAAGATGTATGAGCTTAACAATGTCAATGAAAGGATTAAGTATAAGATTTCGGAGTTACCTGACAGGAAGAGGATATTGGTATTTGTACCAAGTGTAGCGGCGGCTAAGAGGCTGGCTGCGGAGGTTCCAAATTCAGCGGCGGTTTACGGAGACATGGCGGATGAGGATAGGGATTACGTGATAAGAAATTTTAAAGCCGGTAGAATAAGAGTGGTATTTAATTACGGAGTTTTAACCGTGGGGTTCGATTACCCTGAATTGGATTGTTTAATTTTAGGAAGGGTAACATCTTCACTGTCTCTCTATTATCAGATTATAGGCCGGGGCACTCGTATTCACCCGGACAAGAAAGATTGCTTAATTGTAGATTTTGGGGGCTTGGTGCAGAGGTTTGGTAAGGTGGAGGATTTCTACTACACACAGGAAAAAGGTGTATGGAAGCTGTATGGAGCCGGTGGGATATTATTGTCTGGCGTGCCAATTCACGAAATTGGTAAGCACACCCATGAGACAGAGATGAGGGAGAAGAAGATCATTATGACATTTGGAGCGCATAAGGGTGTGGAGGTGAAGTTGGTCCCGAAGAGTTATAGGGATTGGTGTTTTCTGAATGTAACATGGAATCAGTACAACAGTCATATTAAGGACGAGTTGGAAAGAATAAGAAAAATTGAAACCTTACAAAACATTTAACGTATAAGTGCATGAAAAGAAGAAAGCCGATACCGCCGGACCGGACTAAATACCCATTTAAAACTCTTAATTTGAATGACAGCGTAGTCACCGAGGGTAACTATAAGGTGATAAGGATATGTGCTGATGGATATAGGATAAGGCGCGGCTGGATGTTTTTAGTTAAGGATTTAGGAGAAGGTAAAGTAGAAATTAAAAGATACAAATAATATGGAAGAAAGTAAATATTACACCCCCGAAATTGAGGAGTTTTTTGTTGGATTTGAATTTGAGTGTCATAATCAAATGGAGTTTGAAAAAATGACATTTGGAGTGAATGACTTCAGTAACCCCGAATTGCGACAGTACAAGGACGACATAATGAAAGCGGTACATGCTATATGTAGAGTTAAATTCTTAGACCGCGAAGACATAGAGAGTCTTGGATGGTCTCATGCGGAATCTATTAGATGGAAACTTGTTGATAGAGATGACGTATTTACAATTCCATATAAAGACCCGCGGGGATTTTGTAACGAAATGAGCTTGTTGTATGCTCCGTTAACGAGTTGGGTGTTGATTTGTCAATATAACAACAAAAACACGACAGACGAATCAGTAACTAGATTTACTGGGCGAGTTAAAAACAAATCAGAGCTTCGCAAGTTGATGAAAATGCTACAAATCACTAAATAACCCATGATTTATTACATCACCATAGATCAATTACTCTGTATGAAGAGGGAGAGGCTTTTAAAGGACTTGAACAGTGTATATGACTTAACAGTTAAGGATGTAGTTAGGAGTCAAAGGCAGTACGTATACGACTATAAGAAGTTGGGGCATTCGGTGGTGTTTAAGCATAATGGAAGGCATAAGATTTTAATTTACAACAAATAATCATTAAATTTGAAATATGAGTAGAACGGCTAATTTTATTCCGCCCGATGCGGGGCCTAAATTTTTAATCTGTGTATTGGTGGCAGTACTAATTATAACACTTTGTCAATGCTAACACCTACTTTAATTACCCGATATGGGATAGCCGCTACGTATGACAGGATAACATACATGGATAGGATATTCAGCGGCCACGACCACGACCCGATTAATGAAGCTGAGAATTTAGCCTATGATATAGCAGAGGGGTGTTTTTGGGACATCACGGTGGCTATCTGCGGTGAAGGTAAGTGCGTCACTCAAATAATTGTATTTAAGGACAAACTTGGATACGAGAGATACAAGAGAGATAAAGTAACACTGTTTGACCAAAAAGAGATATGACAATTACAGGAATAGAGATAAGAGTGCCGATAATGAATGGCGGCCATATTTGGATATGTGTAATGCTTAATTAACCATTACAAATTTGTAAGGAATTATAATAACTAAAAAGTATCACAGAATTGAAATGGAAGACAAAGGTGAGCCTAAAATAGACGACTTCATGGACATCATGCAAGATTTGCAGAAAGGACCTATTCAAGGACTTCGATGGAAATTTATAGTGTGGTGCGATGAAAATGGGAATAGTGAATTTATGGATAATTTTTATAAAGAGATGGTAAGGGCGGCTGAAAACTTTGATTATGAAAAATTAAAAAATGGAACAAACAATAAAAATAAGAACGAGCAGTGAGTTTTTCACAAATCAGTCGGCAGAGCCTTCTAACAAAAGAATTATTAATGATATTATTAAAAAGAAGCATTTAACTATCATAGTTACACATGGAAGATAGAGAAGAATACGAAAGCCAAAGACTAGCTAAAGAAATTCGCGTTGAAGGATTTAACCCTGCGAAATTGGAGGTTGATGACAATGGAAACATCATGGACTTATCTGAAGCAGACCTTCTTAATTCTAAAGGTTGGGTAACAATTACTCTTCCTGACGGTAACACTTACACTTACAATAAAAACTTTTGGGATAAGTTTATGTTTGGCAGCCCCGGAGATTTAGCCGGAACAGTAGGAGACAATAATTTAAACAACAAATAACATGAAAGATTATAAACAAAAAATAGAAGACTTGGTTGAAGAATTGAATTTAGTTATTTCTGACTCAAGGGTTTTTCCAGAACAGCGCGGAAACAGATTTGAATTAACGATAATTGATGGTATTGTATATGAAAATGGCACATATGTGGATTACATCGAAGGACATTTAAGGTTTATTGATGGAGATAAGAAGCATGTCGTAATGCGCTTAAGCGGCAGAGCTAGTCTTGATTTTTACCATGAATTTTATTTCCGGATATTTAGAGCGTTGTTTCTAACAGTAGATTATATTATGCCAGCAGACGAATTAAACGGAACTCCGCAAATGGCATTTTTGAGTTTTAAAACATTAGCAACCGAAGGATTAAAAAGTTTAACAAGTAACAAATAAAAAACAAATAACATGAACATCAAAAAAATCGAATTACAGTCAGGTGGCTTCAAGGGTTGCACGGTGACGTATCTAGTTCAAACAATGAAAAATTCCCGCCCCTTTGTTAACGAGACAATTGAGAAGAGAAAGAATCCTATCCATATGGATTTTGAAAAACTGTTTAAAGACTTGCGGATTCACTTACTCGATGTCTACAAGATAAACAATATCCGCTTATCCGACTCAGAGAGAAATACGCTGCTTTTAGAAACAGAAGTATTTTCTATTGAATTTGACAACGACTCGTTTATTTTGGCGGGCGAGATTGAATCTTTCGAGGATAAAAAGATTAAACTTAAAACCTGCAAGGTACAACAGTCAGACGCTTACGAAGGTTATGACGAGGTACGTGAAATAATTAACAGTCTTAAAGTGGAAGCAACAGCTTACCTTGATGGATTAAAAGTAGTGAGTGATAGAGAGATGATGCTTCGTTGGCTAGAGGCAAGAAAAGATCAAAATATGACCAAGGAACAATTTGAACTACTTGGTGAGGATGAGCAAAAGGAGTACATGAACAAAACCCTCAATGCCAAATTCGGGGCTAATATTGAGGAGGAAGATGTGACGGAAGAAGATGAGTCTAATTTGGACGGAATTAATCTGACGGATGACGTTATTGATATTCCTGACGCTCCAGCAAAGAAAGGCAAAAAGAATAAGGAAGTGGCAGAAACAGGTTCAGGGGAAGGAGCATTTTAATTATGGCGATACACACTCTTTTCAAATCGGACGTTGTTTTAGAACCGGAATCCCACACATACATGGATTCTTTAGGTAGACAGTATTTACCTGTAACAAAATTCTTAGGATTACTTTCTGAGAGGTTTGAAGATACTCCGGCGTATGCTAGGGCAAATGATGAAACGCGCGCGCAATGGAAAGAGAAAGGAAGGATAGCCGCCCAACACGGAACGGCTATCCATAACGCCTTAGAGCTTTATAGTCAAACGGGGCAAATTTTATCTGAGAATGCCCACATGACCGAGGCTATAAAAAGTATTTGCGCGGAGTATGGTGAGTATCATCAGAGTCACGATGAGATTTGCTTGTCAAATAGTGAATACAGATTGGCCGGCACTGCGGATAAGATTTGTTTACTAAGCAATCGCAAAGATTCAGACGTTGATATTGCTGACTTTAAAACAAATTTAAATAAAGGGATTCAATATCACAGTGATTACAAGAAAAAAATGTATCATCCAATAGATCATTTACATGATTGTAATTTTGTTAAGTACTCTTTGCAGTTAAGTATTTACGCTTACTTTTTTGAGGAGCTGACGGGAAGGAAAGTGAGAAAATTATTTATTCATTTTATCCCGCCAAACGACTTCACTAAGCATTACAAGATACCTGTGATGTATATGAAAAACGACATCAGGTTGATATTAGAAGCGTACAAGCAACAAATTATGAACATAGTAGAACCAGTTAAGTTATATGAATTTTAACAAAGAAATATTCCCAGTAGGCAGTCCCCATCAATTTGCGGAGGACTTATATTGGGAGTTCAGTGAGTTTGAAAATCTTACTGTCGATGAAGTAAAAAAGTGCTGTGACATAACTCTAAAGAAGTTAATGACTAATTCTAATTCAGAAATGATACTGTACTTTGATATGTGCAGAGCCATAATTAAAAAGAGAGGGATAAAAACATGAGTTATTTATTTTACATAGATTCAAAAAACAATGCAATACTACATCCAGAGGTAGTAAAATTATGTCCGTCATTTAACGCACTTTCTGATAAGGAGGTGCTTTTTGTTATTTTATACGCAGATTATAATTCAATATACAAGCAGTTTCCTGACCACGAAAGGAAAAGGAAAGCCATGTGGCACGCCTTCGATGACAACGAAATAGAGATAGTGGAGTCTGACAGGGTTAAAATATGTATTCAGGATTACATATCGCTTCAATATAATTCCAAGATTGAAACGGCAAGAAAGTATCAGCAGAAGATAGATAAACTATTAATGCAACTTGATGAAGATGACAGTCCCTCATCAATAGAAAAGATTGATAAGGCGATTGACGCTTTAAATAAAAGGATAAATTCAATGAATAAAGAAATTCTTGAAGATACGATAGATGAAGGAGTGTTAAAGGGTGGTAGAACAAAGAGCCTACTAGAAAAACTGATCTCAAACAAAAAAAGATACGAGTCTATTGTTGGACATAAATTATAATTATGGCATTATTAAAACCATTTGACGGCACAAACTTTGACCCATTAAACCCATCACACCGACCCCCTTACATAAAAGGTAAAAACTTTTGTCCAAATCCAATCGTGGTCAACGGAATACCGAGAGAGGCAGATAGCACTAGAGACAAAAAAGTAATAGGCACGGTTGCGTGGGAGAAATTTTGGGAAACAGAGATAGAAAGAATACACAATGGTTATCAAACTGGCGGTTATTGGATTCCGGGACATTATTATTATTATCTTAATTATGCTGTAATGTCAACTATTAAGTTTGGAAACATCAATCCAGACGTAGATGATTTACACATGGAACTTGCTTATCTTATAGATTACTGTAAGAAGTACGGAAAGAATTTAATGATTCCAAAGGCTAGAAGAAAGGGTATTTCTGAGGCTACGCATAAAATGGTTATTGACTACGGATGGAGGTTTAAGTATTCGTATAAGGCTGGTATCGCTTCTGGAAAGAAGGATTTTATCACCGACTTTGTGGCTAAATTAAGATATGGATGGATGCACTTACCTCCTGAACTGTATGTGGGAACGCATTTAAACAATGATGATGAAATTATTGCTGGTTGGACACAAAAGAATACTCACGGCGCATGGGAAGAGCTAGGAACTATGAACACCGTTTACACAAGAACAATTCACGCTGACGCGTCTGGATTTAAAGGAAATTACTATAATGATATTATTGTTGAAGAGGTTGGTGAGACGGAGAAGTTTTTAGAATTTTGGGCTGGCACGCGCGACGCAATGAGTGATGGCGCAGGAAATCAAATTGGCAATGCTTATGTGTACGGAACTGGTGGCGACATTAATAAAGGCTCTAAAGCATTTAAAGAAGCGTGGGACAGAAACAAGGAAAATAATTTTATTGACACTAATAATTTTATAAGATTTGTAATTCCAGCGCAGCGATTTTATTTTTATGGCGGAAATATAAACAAATCAAGAGACTTGCCAGCTACATCAAGTTTGTTTAAAACATATAAGTCTTATCAGCTTTTGGGGGTTGAAGACATTGATCTATCCTTGAAGGATATTATGCAGACCCGTGAGGATAAAAAGCATGGCAGAAGAAAGGATTACTTGGAGTATTTGCAAAACAATCCGGTAAATGAGCAAGAGATTTTTAGGAAGTCAGTTATTAACAATTTTGATACCGTAAAGATAAATTCACGCATGGCAGAATTGGAAGCCATGACATATCCACCATGGACCAAGTATAAGTTAGAATACGTGAGGGATGATAAGGGTATGATAAAACAGCCCGCGCAAGTGAAGTGTAGAGTATTAGAAAAACATGAAGATCAAAATGTATGTATTTGGATTTCTGACAGCGGACACCCTGACGCTAATTATATAGGTAAATATGTTGCTGGAATTGATAGTTACAATATAGACACATCATCATCTTCTAAATCATTAGGAGCTATGCTTGTTTTAGATAGGTTAACCAAAAAGCCAGTAGCGGCAATTTGTTGTAGGCCGCCAAGAAAAGAGATATTTTTTGAGATGTGTGTGATGCTTTCTATTTACTATAAACTCTATTTTAATGTATTGGGTGACGTTGCCAGCGATACGATTATAAAACATTTTGAAATATCGGGTTGCTATAAGTATTTGGCGGATAGACCTAAAAAGTTTGAATCAGAAGGGAGTACTCAATCTCATGATAAATGGGTTAGGTTAACAGATTATAGCCGACCAAGAATGATCGGACTTATGCAATCTCACGTAAATGATTATTGCGATCAGATAGATTTCCCTGAGCTTTTGGACCAACTTGGCAATTATGACGAGGTGGCTAAAGATAGTGATAATGACTTGGCGGACGCTTTTGGTATAGCCTTAATGCAGGATATTTCTTGCGACATTAAACCAAAAGATCAATCAGAAAATAAGATTCAAAACAGGTTTGATTTACCTCAATTCGAGGACGATGGTAATGGCGGATTGAGGCTGAAAACAGGAGGTTCAAGTAGTTTAAAAGACATTCAAGAGGACAGGGATTTAATGTGGGATATGTTTGGTGAACCACAAGGTTAAAATAGTGCCAATAACTTATTTGAAGTAAATTAAACTATTTTTCTATATTTACAAAACATATTAACATTTAACGCATGAGCATCCTTTGGCCACGTCAGGACATACCTTTAAAAGACAAGAATGAAACATTTCTAAAAAGCCACCTCGATTACGCTGAGTCAATTCTTATGTACGGGAATAACGCCCGCTCTCGAATGTCGCGGTTGTTTTTAGGTTATAATGGCATTAAAGTTAAAGGCTCTCTCGATTGGATTACTAAACGCTATGGCGAAACAGATAAAGCCACTTACATTGCTTATAGGTTAGGTAGAACTAAAATAGATTTACTTCACGGAGAATGGCTAAAAAGACCTTTATCAGCCACTGTTACTACAATTAATTCCGAGGCAATGACAGAGAAGATGGCTCAATACGACCGAATGGTTGGGGCGATGCTTGCCAAAGAAGAAATCAATGAAATCAAAAAACATACTGGCGTTGACTTAATGGAGGGGGTTCAAATCCCCGAAAGCGAAGAAGACCCTGTGTGGAAAAAAATGTCTTTTAAAGATAAGGCAGAAGACATGATGCAAATCATTCTTGATAATCAGGTGAAAGAGCTTGATTTAAAGAAAAAGATTGGTGAGAGCTTTAAGCATTGTGAGATTACCAATTACGCTTTTGGGCAGATAGAAAGAACCGAAACGGGGGATATTGAATACTGGACTATCGACCCGCGCGATGCTATTTTTGAGGCTATCGAAGGTGATGACTACATGGAGAAAAGTCCTATTATGGGATGTCGAAAATGGCTTCCTGTACATACGGTTTTAATGAAGTATAAACTCACCGATGCGCAGCGCGAACAATTAGAAACAGCAAGAAAGAATCCTTCTGCATGGACTGGTCAAACAGGAAGTGGCAGAGGGTTTATGCGTGACTTTAATGGTCAATTGGAAGTTGCAGTATTGCATATTGTATGGAAGTCAGTAACACCAAGTTATTATAAGATTGTGCCTAAAACACCAAATCAATTATTGTTAGAGCCTGAATCAGATTCATTCAGATTAGAACTCGACACAATTAAATACGAAAAAAACAAAGACTACCATGATAAAATGGTGGCTAAGGGTGAGTACACTATTGAAACTAAATGGAGGGAAGAGGAGTATGAGGCAACAAGGATTGGCGGTATTATTGATATTAATATGCGCCCGACTTATTTCCAAAAACATTCTGCGGATAAGCCTTCACATGTACTTTCTTCTACTTATGTAGGTTATGTACATGGTAGAACCGATGGAGTGGTTGTTTCTTTACAGCAGGTGATTGAAAACTTTGAGAACATTTATGATATTGTAATGTATCAAATATTAAAAGATGTTGTCAGAGCTAAGGGCAAGGTAATTACAATAGATAGAGCTGGACTTGGAATCTTAGAGAAGCTGGATGGCGTGATTCATAAGATCACAAATGACGGTGTATTAGATATTGATTCGGCTCAGGCCGGACAAAACGGAAGTAGATACAATCCAAATGACATTATTAAAACTATTGATTTAGGATTAAGTGATAACTTCTCTTTCTTGGTTGCATTAAGAAACGACATCCGTAATGAGCTTAATTTAATTACAGGCATCAATGAGAACAGGATGGGTATTACACCTGCTAGTTCGACGGCCACGGCTCAGCAGTCAGATATTTCAAATTCACGTACTATTACCGAGGCTTTGTTTTATGGATTCTCTGGGTTTACAAAACGAGTGATGCAACAAATAGTAAATGCTTCTGCTATTAGCTGGGCATTCTACAAAGTAGAAAAAGGTGAGCAAATATTAGGTAGTGATAAATACAATTTCTTACAGATCACAAAAGATGTAGGTTACAGAGATTACGGAGTATTTATTGAGGATGGCAGCGCTTACATGGAGATTAGTCAGAAGATAGATACAGTAATGCAGTTGGCTATTAATGCCAAGACTATTGATACTATGGATGTGATGAATGTAATGTTGGCAGAAACTCTATCTCAGAAGAAAGCATTTTTAAGAGAGGCTATGGAAAGAATGAACGCTATTGCACAACAACAGCAGGAAGCTAATAACCAAGCTCAGGCTCAAATGCAACAAGCTCAATTAGACCAGCAGTTGCAAATACATCAGGAGAATAGGGAGGACGTGCAGCGACAACAAGCTTCAATCGTGCAGTTACAAGGGCAAGTTCAAATGATGGTGGATGACAATAAGGCTAAGAACAATATGCATGAGCAGAACCTTAAAGGCCAGCAAGAGATTCTTAAAAGCACAATAGACAATCAAAATTCTGCGGTTTAAATTATAATTAAGGGTTAATCAATTTACCGCTTTCAAAAGGATTATTCTTCACAGAGTAGTCCTTTTTTTTTGTCACATTTATTTGTATATTTGTGACAAAAAGCTCTCAGAAACGAGGGCTTTTTTCATTTCAAATTTGTAATGGAAATTTTTTCTTTTAAACCGTCTCAAATTTGTAATGTTAATATCTTTTTTATCCTTTGTGTTAAAATAGTTGGATATTTATGCAACTTAAAAAATTTAACATAATGCCAGAAGAAACAAATCCCGCTTCCGTTTCGGAACAGTCAAGCACTGTAACGGCGCCAGATTGGTCTCTGCTTAATGATTTATCTAACAATCAAGAAGTTAAGATTGAGTCAGCAAAAGTAGAAACACCAGAACAAACAACAAACACCGATGTCATCACTGACGAACAAGTTAAGAATGATGACATTAAGATTGAAGTCCCTGAAACAAAAAAAGAAGAAAAAAAGGAAGAGGCTCCTGCCGCAACGGAAGCTCAGGAAGTAAATCCTTTATTCGAGATTAAGCCAGAGGACCTGACTGATGTACCTAAAACATACGAAGATGGTACATTTCAAGCTCTTGCTAAAGAAGGTTGGGGTATCGAATTAAAAGAAGAGGGGTTGGACGCTTTTAAAGAAGCGTTTGTGCCTAAAGCCGAATTAGAGAAAGTAACCCAAATGACCAAGGAGTCAATTTTGGCTGAGTATTCACCCGAAACAGCGGCCACAATTCAATTGATGGAACTTGGACTTCCACAGGATTTAATTCTTGAGCCTACTCGTAATGTAGATCAAAACATCTCTATCATTGATAACGCTGTTAAATTGGCGGATGCTGAGTTGGTTCGTGCAGAGCTTCAAAACACAGAAGGATGGACTCCTGAAATGATTGAAACTGAAATTGAAGACTTGGTAGCTAGCGGCAAGATCGCTCACAAAGCTCAGGTAGTAAGAGTGAATTTATTGAATGATAAAAAAACCTTACTCTCTCAAAGAGAGGATATATTAAAAACACGCAATGATTTAATTGCCAAACATACTACGGATAAACAACGTGTTGCTGAACAAAAAAAGGAACAAGATAATTCCCTATTCCTAAAGGCTCTGAATGATAAGTCAGACTTTATGGGGGTTCCTATTCCTAAAGATTTCAAAGACGCAGTTGCTCTGAAGTTCCGCAGCGGACTTTATGACAACAAACTATCCGAAGCACAAACAAAAGTAAACTCAATCCTTTTCGCAGAATTAGGCTCTAAGTTTGCTGATTTAGTAAAGAAGTCCGCCTTTGCAAAAGGGAAAGAGACTGAAATAAAAAAGAATGCCAATATCCCTCCTACCTCTTCCGCAGCGTCGGGTCAACGAGTGATAAACAAAGAACCAAGCCAAGATAAAGAAAACGACTTTAACATCATTCGAGAAGATTTTGGGAAATAATTTAATTATTAATCTCAAAAACTAAAATAAAATGCCAGCATCAAATCGCGGTGTTATTACCGTATCAACCGGTACTTTCTCTAATGACTGTACTACACAAAATGACTTGATTACAAATCAAGCCGTATTTCCTGAAATCCGTAAATGGATTGAATTTGCAAATCGTCGTTCATTGTTTACAATGTTAACATCTGGCGTGGTAACACCTTATGGTATTGACCCTTCAATTCAAACTGATAGTCCGGGCGCTTCCACTCGTGGTACTTCTATGGGTATTGGCACTGATGCTTATCAGTTCCGTATTATGGGACGTATCGAGAAGCCAGCTACCATTTTATCACAAGTTGGCTCAACTCAAACAGACGGCTCTTTCCAATTAAAAATGATGGATAATCATTTGAAAAAAGGACACGTAGTTGTATTTGGTGGAACAGGTAACTTTGTTGCTACCGTTCAATCAAGCGCTCGTCCAACTGCCGGTGGTTATTTATATGACTTCCAATCAAACAGTGGAGATTTATTTGTATTTGCCACTCACACACAAAGCTCAGGAGCTAAAACATGTTTTCCGGGATGGACAGCATTTGGTGAAAAATCACTTCGTGGTTATGGCGAATCAGCTTTCCCAAGTATGTTTATCAATCACATGACCACTCAACGTGCTACCGCTACCATTTCTGGTGACGCTGGCGCTCGTGTTCTTTGGTTGAATTACATGACTACTAAAGATGGTGTAGATAAAACTGTAAAAGGTTGGATGCCGGAAGAAGTAGCTCAGGAAGAGGCTAAATTAACTATCCGTAACGAACGTGCTAAATGGCATGGTGTTTCTACGATGAAAGACGCTAACGGCGCGCTGTTAACTCAATCACGTATGACTGACCCTGACACTGGACTTCCAATCATTCAGGGTGATGGTTTTGAAGAGCAAGTTGCTGGTGGTAACGTATTAACAGCATCAGGCGTTTCAGGACAACCTACCATTGATGACTACATTGATATGATGACTACCTTAAAGAAAAAAGGTAGCATGATTTCAGGTTATACTTGGGTAATGGTTACAGGAGCTGATGGTTTCTCTAACTTCCAATCTGAGTGTACTGCCTTAGGAGTAATGCAAAACATTACTTTCATGGATGTAAACAACCAAACTGGAGCTACTAAAGTTGCAGGTGGCGCTATGAGAGAAGTGGGTTATACATTCTCTAAAATCAACGTTGCAGGTAGCTCACTTATCTGTGTTGAAAATCCAATGTTTGATGACCCAAGTTACCGTCCACAAACTCTTGCTAATGGAGCATCTGTGTTAGGTTCTACTTGTTACTTCTTCCCTATCGGAGAAAGTGCCGGACAAAAAAACATGGAGATTCTTCATAAAGAAGGTAATGGTCGTAACCGTCAAAAAGTAACAGCAATGTTATCTGGTATGACTGGCTCTTCTCAAACAGCCATCACACAAGAAGATGCTGACGTGTACGCTATCTTAAAACAAGATATGATCGCGGTTTACAATACCCAACTTTGTGGTATTATCTACCCACGCGTGTAATAAAAATACAAGGGGGTAATCAAGAAAAGGTTATCCCCTTTTTTAAAAACAAAAAAACAAAATAAGAAATGAGTAAGCACATTTTCATTCCTTCTACGAGAAAAAATGCGGATGGTCAATCTATCCAAGAGGACGTAGAGTTTGTTTATTGGAGAAATCCTAAAACGAACGAAGAGTATAAACTATTAAACCTAGAGAACGATTCACTCGCTCCTCGTTATGGTATAGTTGAACTTAAACCAATTAAAATATCTAACAGACACGATAACGCTGTTGGGTTTAGATTATTAACTGATAAAGCAAGAGATTGTAATATCGGAATACCCGTGAGGTTTGACCCGAAGACAGACAATCCAATTTGGCAGAAAGTAGAAATTACCAATTCAGAAACATACGATCTATCAAACAAAGATCAACGTATGGAATGGATTATGGTAAAGAACTCTCCTTACTACACAGACATTGTTGATGGCGTTGAGCAAAACTCAAATTTCGACGATGGTATGAAGGCAAGGTATAAAGCGGTGGATAAAGAAAGAGAAGCTAATACTTTCGCGCGTAAGCTTAAATTAAAACGCAGCGCTGAAGATATTGCCGAGGCTTTACTTGACAGACCAAAAGAACTCGAAGAGACTGCACTAATGTGCGGTTTTGACCCTAAAGCCATGTCTACTCAAAGATTATGGGTAGAGGTGGTTAAATTCGCTGAGAGTAAGCCAGAAGAGTTTATGAAGATTTATAACAGTGATACAAAAACCGAATTATCTGTATTACGCAGAGCTGTACTTACTGGTAAGGTAAATGAATCTCGTGCTAATGGATGGACTTACAGCGGTCAAACTTTGGGACATACAGAACAAGAAGCGGTGGCATTCTTAAAAGAACACCCGCAATTACTTGCTTCTATTGATGCTATCACTCGTAAGATTGATAAAGAAACGCTGGCAAACAAATCAACTTCTGCTACATCTGTAACTGAGGCTAATGCTAAAGAATTACTTTTGAAGAAAGAAATTGAAGAATTGAAAGCTCAATTAAAGAAGCAAAGTTCTGATAATTTAACAGAGATTTCAAATACAATTCTTGATTCTATCGACCCTGAATTTGCGGAATTATTAAAGGAGGCTAAGGCACTTGATGTTAAGGGCGCTCACAAGATAAAAGACAAAGAAAAACTCAGAGAGAAAGTAGAAGAAAAAAGAAAGTTAAAAGTTAACTAAAAAGATGGGAGGTTTAAAGCCTCCCTTTTTTGTATATTTAAAAAAAATAAACGCGATGAATGCAATTCAGCTTAAAAACAAAATAGACTTTTACAACAACGTCTCTCAAACAGCAAGGTTCTATAATTACGAATATGATGATGCTGTAAACGTTGCCACTCTACAATACATCAATGCAAGACTTGGCGATGGTAGTAACAGAACACCTGAATTGTATCAACAAATAAAAGATGATATTTTTACATTAGTCAAGACGGCTACCGTTACATTTACCTCTGGTACAGCTTTAACCAATCAGTATTACACGGTACTTCCGGCAACTGGACCAGTACCATCGGATTACAGGGATTTTGTTTTGCTTATGTGTTTAATTGATGGTTATACTACTTATGCGCGGCCAACAGATTACAATAAACTTGGCCCGTTGCTTGAAGATAGTTTTAGGCATCCAACAAATGTAAAGCCTTACTTTTCTTATCAAACAACAGGACTTAGCTTGTATAGGTCTAATTCAGGGACGCTGACATCAGCAACGCTTACTTATGTAAAGATTCCAAACTCTTTTACAATAGGAGTTACATCTCAATTAATAAATGGAGGTCCGGCGGTTACCTTAACTAATGGTGCTGTTTATTATGCAACCGAGCCATCTGTTTATAATGGAGTTGAATATAATATAGGAGCTACAATAACAGGGGTTACAGCGCAGTTGTTAACATCGGGTCAAGTTATACTGGCTTTAAATACAACTCCATGTGAACTACCACCAAAAGCGCATGACGACATCGCTCAGTTGGCCTCTAAAATAATGCTCGGGACAATACAAGACTTTAACTCTTCTGCTTTTTCTGAAAAGGAAGCAAAAGAGACAAATTAAAAAGGTTTCATTAAAGTAGTAGAAGTTATTAACAGAACGTAATATTTAACAGAAATAACGCTTAAATTTATACCATTATAAACAATTTAAATTTTTAACAAAATGAGCGCAAGATTCATCGAAAAATCGGTTTTGCTGAAAACATCTTCTAACACAGATGTGCAAAACGGTGGTGGCTATTTAGCTATCACGGGTTTGGAGAGTGTTCCTAAAAAGGACATCGCTTCAATTTATCAAATTAAGTACAGGGCGGAAGTCCCGCAGGTAGTTACCTTATTTGGCACCACCTACACGCCTGTTGCAAGCACTGTTTACCAAGTGGCTATTTATGACCCACTTCGTGTTGATGCCGGCTATCAGGAAGCTCCTAAGTACTATTCTTACACAACTCCTGCTGTAATCACTACAATCGGAGCTAACGCTGCATTGCAAAGTGAGTACATCCATGGGCAATTAATCATTGCTATTAACAATGATGCTACAAACCATTGTACTGCTGTAACAGTAGGTGGTGGTAATGGTATCACTGTTACTGACGATGGCGGGTATTATCCTGCAAAAGCACAAAACATGACTAATGTAAAAGGGCCTAACACTGTTATCCCTATTACAAATAGTGATGGTACTGGTTTTGCTGCTACCAACTACGTAATTACAACTGCTGCCGTATTCTCTTCAGGTGTGGGCGCAAGATTATTGCAAGATGCTCCTGTTGTTGACTTTACTTATGGTAATTTAATTGCTGGTACATTTAAAGCCCCTGCAACCGCAACTAACCCTCCTACTTATGCTACAAGCGGTCAGAATTATGACATCTTTGGTATTAGCTCAGTGAAGTTAGTTCCGGGTACTACTTTAACAGAACAGTATGTTTATCAAATGCAAGAGCAATATGCTGTTGTAGACAACGGAACAGGAAGTTCAACAACCAATTTAACAGGATTTAAATCCTTTGAGCGTGCGTTGTTAAGCAATTTATTCCAGCTTTACCGTAACGACATAGCAACCATTTACACAATGGGCGATACCGCTGCCGTGTCTCAAGGTTTAGGAACAGGACTTCCTTCTGGAACTGCTCAGGCTGAAAACGTTGTTTCTTTTGGAAATGGATTTACCGCTCACTACTCACCAATCGCTACTTCTACATTACTTGCTTTGGTAAGTACTAATGATGGTTTAGGTTTAGTATTGGATGCCACTGCCGCAGAAGGTGTTGAATTATCAGCTCCAACTTGGGCAAACTCTCAAAAATCTTTTGTAGTTGGTAAAACAGCATTTAGTTGTTATGCTAAAATCACATTAGATGATGCTTCGGGTGTTAATCCATTGTGGGTTGGATTCCGTAAAAAAGCTGCTTATGGCGCTACCTTTACTGCTTATTCAGATTACGCTGTAATTGGAGTAGGAAGCTCGGCTGGTCAAATTTACACAAACACAGAGAAGAACGGCGCTGGTAATACAGCTACCGACACAACTGTTGTTTGGGCGGATGCTACCACTCGTGTTTTAGAAGTTCGTGTTGATATTGCAGGTGTTGTAACTTTCTTCATTGATGGTTATAAACCAACTGTAACTCAAGCATTCACTTTAGACGCAGGAGATGAAATGATCGCTTGTATCTACGCTTTACAATCAGCTGATTTAGCTACCCCTAGTTTACTAGAATGGGCTGCTATTCCATCTGATACATGGAGAAGCTAATAAAGTAAATTTTTAGAACGAAAGAGGGGTGAGGTAGAAGTAAAATTTGCTTCACCCCTTTTTAATTAAAATAAGAAATTATGCAAATTTGGAACAACATACTATCTAAGTTATTAGACCTTCAAACGGGTGGGTTCACTTACCTTCATAAAATAACTGGCGCACAAATTGGAGTAACTTCTGCCACTTACACAACCGCTTATACATTAGGAACAGGAAACCCATTGGCTATAAAAGTACTTCGTTCTCAAACAGGAACAGGGATATTACAGTCTGTATGTATTCAGGATTTAAGTAAGCAGGACGGGGCAATTGATTTACTTTTTTTTGATTCAAATCCATCTGCAACTACATTTACAAACAACGCAGCTTTAGATATTAACGATGCCGATTTACCAAAAATAATTGGCAGTGTTAGTATAGAAAGTACGGATTACGCCGACTTCGCAGACAGTAGTATTGCAACAAAATCAGGTATAGGATTAGTCCTTAAATCTTATGTTTTACCTTACGATACTATTTGGATGGCTGTTGTTTCTAGGGACGCTAAAACATACGTAGCAGACGAGTTATCAATCTCATTAGGTATTTTACAAGATTAATGCCAAACACTATAATAAATAGACGTTTAGTTGTTCCAAGTTCTTATGGCTCCCCTCCGGTTCCTTTTCAATACATCGTTGCTGAGGGTGGTATAGCTACCCGTGACGGTGATTATATTGTAAGGACTTTTCCTGCTGGCACATGGAACTTAGTAGTAACATCTAATTTAGGAGGTTATGAATTAGAGTACTTAGCAGGGGCGGCTGGTGGTGCGGGTGGTGGAACTAACAACGGTGGTGCTGCTGGCGGTGGCGGTGGTGACGTAGTTACCAATACATTCGTTCCTACGGTTCGAAGTTATGCCCTAACGGTTGGAGTAGGTGGAGCTACTCAAGGTGTAGCCAACGGACTTAGTGGTGGTAATACAACATTTGAAATAGAAGGAAGTACGCTTAATTTATTAGGTGGTGGTGGTGGCGGAAGTGGAAATAACTCGGTTAACGGAGACGGTTTAACGGGTGGTTCTGGTGGTGGAATGGGTTACAATAGACCGACTTTAACTGGTCTTGCTATTGGACTTGGTAATAACGGTGGAGACTATGTAAGTAGCGACGGAGGTACGGGTGGTGGCGGTATGACAAGTGCAGGCGTTAACGGAACTACTCCAGTAGGCTCAAATGGTGGAACGGGATTAGCTTCCTCCATTACAGGAACTTTAAAATATTACGGATGCGGTGGTGGTGGCGGGTCTTATGTTAGCACATCTGGCGGACTTGGCGGAAACAATACGGGTGGAAATGGTGCTTATGGTACTGGTGGCACTTATAATGCTGCAACAGTTCCGGTAGCAAACAGTTGTTCAGGTGGTGGCGGTGCTGCAAATGTTACAGGAACAGGAATAGTTAGAGCCGGTTCGGCCGGTGCAGACGGTACTGTGATAGTTCGATACTTATCCCCTGACCCAATTGAAGTTTTTGATTACGATATTATTTTAGAAAACAACGATTTTTAATGGCACTAAACACACAATGGAAATGGCGTGACGGTTTATTCGTATTTAATTACGGAGGCTATCTCATTATGGTTGCTGGCTGGAACATTGTGGGCGGTGTGTTTACTCCGGGACCAAGTACAAATCAGATCTGGGTTAGTGCTGACGAAGGGGCAACTTGGACGTACTTAGGTGATGCTCCGTGGACTCCAAGACATAAAAACGGTTTTGAAATTAAGAATGATATTTTTTACGTATTTGGCGGTGACCCATATATTCCAGCTAAGGACATTTGGACTTATGACTTAACTCAAGGTGTGCTAAATTTAAACGTTGCGCTTAATTGGAATCAAAGAACTTCTGATTGGGGTTCAGTTGGCGGTGATCGTGATCTTTATGCTACATGGCAATACAATGATAAAATACGAATGGGCGGCGGTCAAACAGGCACGGTTACGCCGACCATGTTTACTGATGTTGTAGAACTAAATGAAACTACATGGCAATGGGAGGCTGTCGGAACTATGCCGGTAAGCTATGCTTCTACCTGTGCAGTTGCCGTAGTAGGAGCAACTACCTACTGTTTCGGAGGTGGCAGATACTTAAATTCAGGACACGACAACCTTAATTTTAATCTTTATAAATCAACCAATGGTGGAAATAGCTGGACTTTAGTTGGTGCTATGCCTACTGGTTATGACGGCCCGATGTATGCAAACGGTTGTTCGTTTAGAAATAAATTATGGATATTAAACGGTGACGGTGGTGGAGTCAGTCCGGGTAATAAAACTGGACTATGGTACTTTGACCCAACTACCGAACTAACGACTAAAGACCCACGCACCCCACTAAGCAGACATGCCAGTTGGATGACAACTGATGGAGCTGATAAGATGTGGATTGTTTCAGGTAACACAAGAAATGACGTAATAAGAATAACTAAAAATACACTATAATGACAAAAACAGACATTTTAAACGGACTTGCCGACAAGGTAGCAACGTTTTACACGAACGAAAACGACACGCTAACAGGAGCGGAACAAACTGAGCTAACCGATCAATTGGCTGCATATTTGGAAACTGTAAACCCTAACCACGATTACCCACCCGTAGCTAGATAATGAAGTGGGTTTCTTCAATAGCTGTGTTATTATTTGCTACCGGTTACTGGATTTGTGGTTTATTTTTTAAACCGGGCTCTGTTGATTGGTGGGATTTACGAATTGCAATATTCACATTAATATTTGCATTATGCTTCACTATTGCTTACCTACTAACAAAAGGATTTGTTAAGGCTGTTTTCTTGGTCGGAATAGTATTTTGTGCCGGTGACATTGTAGACAGGTATCTTTTCAGTATTAATGAATTTCACGTTAACGACATTCTATTATTTTTATTTGCATTAATTTATTTACCCAGAGAGTATGCCAGAGAGACTAAAACAAATTCCTGACGAGGTTTGGAACTTCATTATTAAAACTTTACCATTCTCATTGGCAGCGCTGGCAATAAGCATAAGTGTGCAAATTAAGAACAAAACAGCAAGTTTGGTAAACTCAATACTATCCATAGTTATCGGGGTGTCTTGTGCGTATTTAACTGGGTCGTTTATTAATTCTCATTTTGGAACGAGTACAGCACCTATTATTATCGGTGTTGTTACGATTGCCGGGGAAAAGGTGGGATATTGGTTTGTGTATAAATTCCAGTTCGATTTGATCGGCCAGGCAGTAATTGAATCAATAGTTAAATTCTTTAAAAAGAAATGAGCAGAGACAAGAAAGACCTACACAGCGAACTCGTTAAGGCTTATGAAGAAGCTTGCAACGAATATAAACGCTTGTATCCTAATGCGGTTCAACCATTTATTACATGCACTCACAGAACGAATGAAGAGCAAAACAGCCTATACGCCAAAGGACGTACAGAGCCAGGTAAAATAGTTACCAATGCAAAGGCCAGTGAAAGCCCTCATAATTTCTTGCCTGCAATGGCTTTTGATATTGCGTTCATTGGACTTGATCGTAAACTGAGCTGGGACAGAAAGCACTTTAAAAACTTTGCCGACTGTATCAAATCGGACTCGATCGAATGGGGCGGAAATTGGCGTTTTACAGATCCTCCTCACTTTGAATTAAAAGCATGGAAACAATTAAAAAAATGAAAACCTTCATAACAAAATTATTCGCCTCACTCGATAACACGACGTTAGGTTATTCAGGGCGTAAATTAACCGCTCTGGCTTCTATAATTGTAGGTATTTATATTACTTACACTTTGCCAGTAGAAGCTAAATTACACGCTCTTTATGCATGGCAAGTGCTTGCATTGTTGTGTCTTGGTATTGTTACGGTGGAGCAAATTATAAAGTTTAAGAATGGTGGAACTCCACCCATTGACAAACCGTAAACAATTCCGTATCTTAGCGGTATGGAAGATTCAAAAAAAATTATCGCATTGCTCGAAGAAATTAAAGAGCGATTGAAAAAGTTAGAGTCAGCTAACAACTTTGTAAAGAAAGAAAACGGACAGTATGAGTGGAGGGAGGTTAGTGGCGGATGCTGGACTGCGCGAGGTGGTTTTGGTGAATGTAACACATATCCTGTATATGTTGGCGGTGGAGGCGCTGGCGAAGGTTATCGAGACGCAACTGGAACTAATGGATATCCAGACCAACTAAACCACGTAATTAATTCATGTGCAGGTGAAATGAATTTGTCAGATGATAATAAAGGCGCAGGATGAGGATAAATGAGGCGTGAATACCTACCCTTCCTAATCGTAGCGGTGATAGTGGTTTGGTTATGGGTGAAATAAAAAAGCCCCGGTTAAAGGGCTTAGTAGAATCCACGATATTGATTTATCTTAAGCTAAATCAGATACGATTCCGTCGCGTTACAAATATACAAAAGTTCTTTTAATAAAAAACCAACCTTTTACAGTTGGTTTAAATAGGTACTCAGCATGCCTTGATAACGGCGCATCATAACCAACCTCCGCTTTTATCTCTTACGAGCATTTGAACTGTTTTAAGTTCCGCTTGTTGGTGGTAGTCGCTTTTGCCTTTTCCCATTACAAACCTACAAATTATGAAACAATCCACCAAAATTTTATTGTTAATTATTGCGATATTATGCGTGATTCTCGCAATCCAAACATGTAATACTAATCCACCAACATCACCTATCGAAACCAAACAGTTAAAACAGTCCATCGCCACCAACAAAGCCAAAGCAGCAAATCTAAAGCCTATTATTATCATTAAGGACTCTATAAGAACAAAGTACGTTACCAGATGGAAGGAAGTCCGACACGACAGCCTTATTCCATGTCCAGAAAAACTGGCAATTGCTGACAGCTTAATATCCAAAGATTCTGTTTTAATATCGGATTTAAAAGAATTATCAAAGATTGACAGTGCTATTATCGGAGACCAAGATAAACTAATAAATAATATCTCAGAGCGCCAAATATTCTATTTAGGGTGCGATGTAACAACTAAAGGTAATGTTTATCCAACCATTGGAATAGATACCCGTAAAGCATTGTTTACAGTTGGTTACGACCCGTTTAACAAGGTTGCTAAACTTGGGGGGTACTTTAAAATTAAAGCATGGAAGCGTAGGTAAGGAAACAGAAGGTTCAGAAGTGGTTGGCCGTGATCGGGGTGGTGGTTATTGCTGGTCAGGCTGTGAGGGATTAATCATATCCGACCTCTCTAACCATGATTAATCTAACCATTGTGCCGTCATTATTTTCAAGATCAATTAAACTGTAAGACGGCTTATATGAATTATACCTTTGATAATCTAGTAATATCCATCTGTCTTTCCAGCCTTTTTCAAGTTTTTCAACCATGTCTTTTTTTAAATATATTTTACCTTCAAAAAAATAAGTGGTTTTAAGAAAGCCTGTGACGCTCTGAGTTTGTGTGACAGACTCATTCCACTCTGTAAATTGATCTTTTTTTAACTGTATGTTTGGCTCTGTTTTTTCCATTTTACAAAGTTATTGTTTATTTCAAATTGTTTATCTATTCCTTCGGCTTTTTTGATTGGAGCGGCTGAGATGAGGCGGTGAGGTCAATAATATCTTCGCATTCAAGGCACAGGAAAACTCTTTTTCTGAGTGTAAAAAACCACCATTTAAAGTAGATAGTTTTATACCACCCGTTAGCGTGTTTACAATAATGAGTCTTAGATGATAGTGTTACCGTTGTTGTCTTCATTTCCGTTCGTTGTAAAGTTCTAGGAGGTCTTGGATTGAATGATATTGACCCGTCTTATCATAATAATAAGTTGATCTTTTAATAAGAGACGGCTTGCATTCCGTAATCACCCACTCAGCAAACCCGCACATATCATCCACGCTGTAACCGTTGGCGAAGTTGGCGCCTCTGACAAACCCTTGACGCTTCATTAATAAATTTGTCTGATAAGTAGCTCCATGATACTCATCATGAGGAGCATACTCAGTAGCCGCCCTGTTTATTTCGTCTTGTGTTTTCATGGGTTATTTTTTTTAGGTATGTTTTTAACTTTTTCAATTTTTGAACATAGTGTACAAACCGGGGTGTTAGTTCTAATGTGCCAGTGTCTAGTAGGTGTTTTACAAAACACGCAAAGCTCAGGAATAATAAATCTTAAATCTTCCGGCTCTAATTCTGTCTTTATCATGGGTTAATATTCGGGGTCTAATAATGCGTCAATTGTTTTTTGCTTCATTTGTAATTCCTTCTCATACTCATCACATACTTCCTTCATGTGATCGACTAGTCCGATTTGTGTTTGTAGTTCGTCTTCCAATTCTGCTATCCGTTTGTGGAGGGATGCTGCGTATTCGTCAATTAATCGAACCGCAGTTGTTTCGTGAAGTAGCCACTCACCACTCATTTGAAACGCTTCTTTTCTTACTTTGTCTTTCATTTTTCTATGTTTTTACCGAATCTTACTTGTGTGTCAATTTTACCATCAAGCGCATTTTTAGCATATAGGTAAGCGTCTCGGACTATTCTGTCATGGCAAGTCTTACCATCTTGGCAATTATGTATGTTTGACGTTATCCGCAAAGCCTCGATTATGTTTTCCAACTGAAATTTATAGATTACCACTTTATCCATTGTTTCCCTCCTTTTTTGTTAAGGTGTTACTGGCGATTGATACACACATTGCAAAGTCATCTTCAAATGAGTTTTTATTTGTGCTTACGTCAAGTGCTGTAATGTCGGTAAGTGCCTTCCTCAACCTTTCTATCTCGGCTTTCTGAACAGAGTTGTGGTGTAACATTGATTCTATGCTCTTCCTGAGCCATCTTAACGATGCGCTTGGTCTAATTTGTCGGGTTGGTTGCCCACATTTGCATAAAATAGCTTTTGGTTCTTTAATGTCTGTTAAAAACAACTTTATTTTTTCGGCAGAAATTTCACTGGGTTTTGTAGCCTGATTTTTAAAATATTCTAAAAATTTACCAAGGCAAGAAACATAGTTTTTAATACTCTCTGGTGAGTATTTTTTGTATTGCATCCATTCGGATAGTTTATAGGTATAGTTTCCGACATTCATAAGTAAAAGTATTGATTTTAGTGGGTTTTAATAGGTATGTTTACATATAGTAGTTATCTGCTATGCTGTGAACCGCCTTAACAAACCTTGTACATCTTTTGGAGTGGGCTTGTTTGCTTTTGCAATATCAGATACTATGTGTTGCAATATTGAACCTTGTATCATTGGAAACCTTTGCCATTCGCTTTGTTCTGCTTCGGTTAAATCACGTTTGTTTGGATTTGCAACACTGCAAGTTTCCATGTGTTTATCAAAATATGTTTCCTTTGTTTTTTCGTAACATCCAGCCAAAAAGCAAACAAGCCCTTCGAGTTCCTGAATGTATTCTGCATCAGAAAGCACAGCAGATAACACGGGTTTTGTGCCATTGGCGGTTTCGTTTTTCAATTCATTATTTATACTCATATCAATATTTGTTTTTCAATTTAACATTTGTGGTTTAAGTCGCCAACGGACACAAAACCCGAAAACGTTAAGCTCCATTGCCTGCTGACGCTGCAACGCCGCATAACAGCGGCTAAGAAGAAATAAAAAGCACCTCACCATTTTCGCTTTTTCCTTTCCTGCGCTCTGCGGTTCCTGCGAGACTGTTTACCAGTGGGCTGAACTTCTGGTGGCATTGCAACTATTGGACAAGTGATCGGGAATGTTGGCATTATAAGATCATCAACAACTAACGCTTTAGCTTTTGCATCTTCAGGCGTGATAAATTCAATATCTTCTCCGTGTATTTCCTTTAATCTCATAAGTGCGAGCTGGTCAATCCCTTCTCCTGCGCTCCCTATTATTATAAATTTTCCCATGTGCTTTTTACTTCTCTTAGCCGCAAAACGTTATACGCAAATTTTAAACCCCGCCAACGCAAACCTGTTTCGCTTTTTCTGGATTAGTGGCAAAGTATGGCTGCCCCCATTCTCTTCCTAATTTGTCAATGCACATAAAACGATACCACGCTTTATTCAATGGGCTTATTCCGTAATCATCAATCAATCTGCCTACATAACTGGGATGCACATTTTCGTTATCAATAGTTTCTTGTATCCATTTATGGTCAATGTGCTTTTTCATTTCTTCCAACAGATTGATTTGAACCTTCCGCAAAATCGTTTTATCGTGCTGAACAAATCCTCCTCCATTTGAAAAACTGCACCCATCATCTTTTGGTAATGGGGGCAACGCCTTCATAATGTTGTTCACCTTCTTAATTAAGTTTTCGTAGTCCAAACATTCATTTTCGCTATTGAACTCTTTGCCATCTATGGCTTTGAATTTTGTAATTGCTTTCATTTGTAAATTGTTTTTTAGTTAATAATTCCTTCGCTCAAAAGGGGGTTTAAAATCAGCGTATAACAGCACCTTAGCGTCAGCTTCGTTCCTCAGCCGAACGCCAAGCTGCGAACCGTTAGGTGCCATTTGTTTTATTAAAAAAATCCCACCGCACGGTTTCCGTTTATGTCTCCCCACTGTTCGGCCATTGCTTTCGCTATTCCTGGAAAAGTCTTTGATCTTATCGCTCTGTTTGCCTCCGACTTTGTGGACGGTGTATCAGCGTACCATTTAGGCATTGACTTTCCGCTTTTAAATACAACCATTTCGCCACGGCTGACATGTGTTTTTTCAGCGAATAAATCCGTTTCCTTCGCATGGAATAACTGAGGCAAACCATGAAGCCATAAGCACGTTAATTTTTGTGCCTCATCTCCAAAATAAAAAGGCTGAATTAATTGTGGCTTTGGTAGCCTGGCATCTCCATTCATTGCACCCATTGGATTTTCCATATAAACGAATGCAGCCTTTTTAACTGCCTTTTGCCATAAAGCTATTGTCCATTCAACAGCTTCAACCCTTTCATTGTAGCGCGGCTTTCCCGGTGCATAGTGGCGGTTTCCGGATAAAGTCATTTTTGTACAAACCGGATGCAATCCAATAAAATCCCATTCCATCAAATCAATAGCTTTATTCACATCCATTTGTAAATGCCATTCAGTATGTCCTCCGGAACATTCTTTTAAGTCATTAGAGTAGGCTTCATGGCCTGCTTCTCGGAATGCTTTTGTTACGGTTTGGCTTTCTTCACAGCCTATTAATATTTTCATCTCTTCGCTATTTTTTAATAAAACAAACGGGTGCCCTCGCACAGGCTGACGCACCACCTAACAGCAAACAGGCGTAAGCCGCAAGAGGCAGGCGGCCTACTGCCTGTTCGCCATCCGTTAGCACTCAGTTTTTGCCAACGCACTCAGGCCTTGTTATCACCCATTTATCATTTATTAAATAGTGCGAAACTATTCTTTTCATTCTAAGGTCTTTAGTATAAATTACTTTATTTGACCGCTTTAATCCGCAGTTTTTGCAAATATCAAGCTCCCACGTGTGTTTCATTTTAGTTTGAATTTGTATTTTTTATTTATATGTTCTTTTACTTTTTCGTCAACTGGCATTTGGTACACGTATGGCATTTCAGAATGTTGTTTAAACCATTCTTCCCATTTTTTACCGCCAACGCCTGCATACAAATTCAGTATTCTCATAATTTATTTATTTTAGTGGGTTAATGCTTTTAAATCAGTAAACTGTCTATTTTTGTTAATTATACGGAGTCAATATTAAAAGGTTACAAGTTAATAAGATTTTAACACTTATGT